GATTTCGTGGTCACGGTGATTTTCCCTTCAACCTTTGCCAGCGCGAATGCAAACCGATCCGCATCTTTGATTGCCGCCAGATCATCCAGCGCTTTCTTGGATCGACCCAGCGCCAAGATAGTGTTGGCCGCATTGTCGCTGTTGCGAATGATGATGCTCTGCTGAACCTGTGAAAGTTTGGACCGCACAACGCTTTCCGCCGTGTCGAAGTCATCCACCTTCATTGCCGCCTTGCTGGTGACATACTTGCCCAACCGCGCCTGATAATCCTCTGTCTCAGCCTTAGCCTCGGCAATACGTGCCTGCTTTTTGGCCTCAACCTTAGCCTCTGCTTGGAAGTATTCCCGCAGCTTGGTGTCGTAGATTTCCGTGTTGTAGCCGCAGCCCTCAATCGTGGGCCGATCTGGCGTGGCCTCATCATCCGCAGGCGCAGCCTTAAGCGCACGCTCTGCCGCAAGCTCTGCCTCTGCCGCCTTGGCCTTGGCTGTGGCGTCCTTGGCAGCCTTGCGCAACGCCTGCAACGCCCGCTTGCCACGGTCGCCAAGCTCGGCCTCGATTTCCTCGTCAGGATCAGCCGCTTCCGGCTCCTCGCCTTCGATGCTGATCTCTAGGCTTTCCTCTTCCGGCGGATCTTCAACAACAGCCTCGTCCAGCACTTCTTCTCCAAGGCCACCGTCTAGCGTGTCATTGTCCAGCATTTTGATCAGTCGCTCCGTTGTTGAGTTCATTCGCCAAGGCTTGCGCGGTTTTCAGCGCGCTTTCCTGTTGGGCTATGGGGATCGATGCAAGCGTTTTGGCGGTGTCAGCCTGCGTCTGCTGTGTCTTGGCTTCGGCCAGCGCGGTGTCGGCAATCGCCTTGACAGCCTTAGCCTCTGCTTCTTTTGCCATTGCGTCGGCCAGAACGGCGTTGGGATCTGGCGCTTGCGGCTGTTGAGCGGCCTGCATGTCGGCTTCTTCCTCTTTGGTCGGCTTCACCACGCCGAGACCAACCAACGTCCGCCGCGCGTCCTCGCGCATGTCAGACAGCCCCTCACCTTCCATATTCATCATGCCAAAGGCCATCAGCTTCTTCTGGTCCAGCGGATCGGTGGCGAATGGCATCATGCTGACCATCGTGCGCACAATAGACTGCCGACGGCTGGCACTGGTCGGGCCAACGTCAACAACCACGTCAAACTTCGCGCGGCTGAAATCAATCTCATCCATCAGTAGCCCGGTCTTGGGGTCGAAGATCTTCTTGCCAATCTCCACAGATCCGCGCTTGCCGTCCTCGGTCAGGGTTTTCAGCTTACGCCCCATGTTGCCCTCAACTGATGCGTCGTAGAGTTCCGCCGCCATGCCCTGCCAAATCTCGGCAACCCGCGTTTCCGCCTCTGCAGCGCCGTCAATGAACGCGCTGGACCGCATGTCCTGCTTGCCCTGCGCCAACTCCATGCTGATGCCGCTGGTGTTGGGCTGCAGCGTTTCCGTTGACTGCTGATTGCCGTTCATGTCGACAATATCTTGCTTTGTTAGCTGGATAAGTGCTGCAACAGCGGGCGCAACGTCCGGCGATTTAGTAAAAGCAATCGGGCCTTGAGCAACGATCTGCCCTGCGCTGTCCCTGATGGCATTGATCATCAAAAACGCATTGTTTTCGATGTTGTCCCGCTGCCATGTATTTTCATGCCCTTTGATCTGCTCCGACAAGAAGATCGGCTTCTCAATCCCAGATGCCGCCGCCGTCTCGCCAACCTTGGATACCTGAATGTTGTAGACGATCTGCGCGTCCATCTCCTTCAGCACATGGCCCCTGAAATGCTCGCGGTGATCGATGATCTTCCAATAGCCGTACTGCGGAACCAATGGGATATTGCGCCCCGGCACCAACTCCGGGCCAGATAGGACTTTCGCCCCGTTCATCACGTATTTCTGCACGCGGTCATATTTTTCCGTGCGTGGCTCAACCTCTTTGAACCCTGTCGCCAGAAGTACCTCAACCGCGTCGTCATCCAGATCATCCGCAAGATGCTCTTGCACCTCGTCATTGAAGCCATCGAAGATGCGGAAAGTCTCGCTGCCCACTTCCTTGACGAAATATTCCGCCACATAGACCAGATCAATGCCTGATCCAAACCACGGAAACGCAAACTGCCCCACCAATGCGGCAGGCCATGAGGCGCATTCCTCGCCATATTCCTTGACGAAAGCCCTCCGCGTCCATGGCGTGATCAGAAACGCATGATCGGCGTCTGACTTGTCCTTGCGCTTGGCGTTGGCGTCGAAATACAGGCAGCTTTCCGCGTCGTTGATCGGCACAAGGCAGATCCGCTGATGCTCGCTGTTACCCTCGTACTCAGCCCGCAGGCGCATCCCGCCCATGCCGCCCTCAAGCGCCCCATAGAACGCCGTATCGCGCGCTTCCCGGCCTTGGCTGTCCTGCGTATCGGCGCGGTATCGTGAGGCGCAGGCGTCGGCCAGATCATCGGCATCGGTGCCATCCGACGGCATGAACATCGCGGCGATGCGGTTCTTGCGGTATTCGTTGGCAATGCGGATGACCTCGCCGGACACGTGGTCAATCTCCAGCATCATCTTGTTGTCGAAGGTGCCTTTCGCCCAATCCCATTGCGCGCCGCGAATGTTCACAAACCGCCGCGATAGTAGGGCTTGCTCCCGATCATAGGCGGTGGCATCGTAGCTGTCTTGGAATTGCTGCAATGCCTCTTGGTGAAGGTCGGCAAGGCGTTCTGCTTTGGTTTGACGGCTCACTTTTTCGGCCCCATCCACTTTGGCGGGACTTGGCCCGGATTGATCTTCATAACCCTCGTCGGCAAATCAGACGCACACCACAGATAAAGATTATCTCCCGATATCTTGAACTGTTTTGGGAATGTCAAAACATCCCCAATCTTCATATTCGATATCCTGCTATCAACTGTGGCTTGGTCAAGTGCCATTCATTGCCCCAATTCGTTTGCGGCATCATAGCCGATTTTCTCTATGAAACAAGGCTGCATCACCAACGGCTCCCCGCGCCGAGGTTCTGGCGCGGCGGCATGACGAAAGGCACATCCTCCACCTTCATCACCATGCCGGGGAACAGATCGGTAAACGCCCAGACCAGCGCGTCAACCCGGTCAGGGGAATAGCCCTGCGCCGTCCTATCAAAGCCCAGAGTGAAGGCGCACATTTGGTCAACCAACTCTGGGAAGTCCTGCGCATGGCGAACCTTGCCCTGCTCATACAGCGCCGCTACAGGCTCAGCACGCACATGCTTGGCCCGCGTGGCTGTCACCTTGCGCACAGGTACGATACGGCCCTTAGCGGCGGCTTGTATCATCGAGGCGACCATATCACCGCCTTGGTTAACCTCTGCTACCACGGCATCTGCTGCGAACGTGTCAAACAGGCTGATTGCACGGCGCGCCCATTCCTCGGGGCGGTACTTGCCGCTCTCGTCCGCCAGAAGATAGCCGCGATCATCCGCGCCAATGCCCGCCACGATAATCCCCGTTTCATCAGATCCCGGTGTGTTGGTGGTAGCGGGGTCAATGGCAACCACAATCCGCTTCATGGTCGGAGGCGTGTCGATCTTGATGTAGCTGCGCCGCCATAGTGCGTTGTCATCATCGGCGGTAAATGCCCCGTCAAAGAACCGCCTGCGCATTCGTTCGGGCAGGTTACGCAGAGCCGCGATGTAATCGGGCGGCAGGTTCCCCGCGTTGTCAATCGGGTTCACCATGATTGTTCGGTAATCCGCCTCATGGTCTGGGATGGCAAAGCTGCCCTCGGGGTGAATGCCGTTGACCCATATCTGATAGGTCCAATGCGCAGACACGGTTGGGTTAAGGTCGACATACAGCCGCAGAGGCAATCGCTTGCCGTTGACCTGCATCACGGATTGCGCAAGGCGGGTTTGCACGATTGAGAACGCCGCCAAGGTGATCTGACTGGCCTCGTTGAGATAGATGGTGGCGAATTCCTTGCCCAGCACCTTATCAAGCCGCGCCTTGTCTTTCAGTCCGGCAAGCCAAAGCTGCGACCCGTTTGGGGCCTCATAATATCCGTCCTTGTCATGCCATTTCAGCACCAAGCCGGGGAACGCCAGCGCCAGCACTGATGGCACGGTTTCATTGCCAACTGATTGTTTGGCGTCCACGCCGTCGGCGCGAAACACCGCATGACGTGATCCTGGGGCTTTGAGCATTCGGGTGATAATGGCGTAGATGATGAAGAACGTCTTGCCAGACCGTGACCCGCCGTAGACTAGAAAGAACTTGGCCGCCGTTGCGAAGATCGCGCGGACCTCTTTTTGCTTGGGCGTTAGCTCAAAGGTCTGCATCGTCGCCTGAGATGGTCACGGTAAAGGATTTGATTTCCTGCTTTTCGACAAGCAATCCGTGCAGCTTTGCCTTGCCCATTGTTGCGCCTGTCATAGCGGCAGGGTTGGCGACTTCCTTGGCAAGCTTGCGAGCCTCATCAAGCTCTGCGGTAAGGCTTTCCAGCGTCACCATAAGGCGTTCGGTAGCCATTGCCTTGAGTTCGGCAACCCTAGCCGCAACCTTGCCGCTGGTGGTCAGTTCGCTTGATCTGCGCCAGATCGTCTCTGGCTTGGTGTTCTCACCAACTTCGTATGCCATGCGATAGGCTTCTGACGCGTTGCCAGTCTCGACATATGCGAGGCAAAATGCCTCCTGTTTTGCTGTCAGCGCCATTACGTTATACTATCACATTCCGTTGCGTTGTAAACGCCGCGCCTCGTCCCAAGAAAGACTAAGAGGGATCTGCGCGGCTGTCGGGGTTATAGCATATGTCACGCCAATGACGCTGGCACTATCCGCATGATCCGCCTGTTTCGAGTGTCAGGTCACACTAGCTCGCTTTCGTTTTCCATCTCGGGCTTTTGATCCGGCTCGGTCAATAGACCCCTTATTGAGATGCTCAGTGATCGTTTGTGGGCTTACCTTGATTGCACGCGCAAGAGCCGACTGTGACGGATAATCTACGCCGAGATGGGTGACTGGCTGTTCTGTGTGGCTGACATATACATAATCCTTGAACTTAATGCCGTGGCGACGTGATGCCGATTTCACCGCTGTTTTTCGCACGCCAAGATGCATAGCGGCTTCGGCCCGCGTCATGCCTTTGTCGGCACATTGCTGATAGGCTTCCGGTGTATATCTGCCATGCTCAAAGATCACACCAACCTCCACGTCATCTTGTTGCGAATGTTCACCTTGTTTTGCTCCACTCGCCCCTGATCGCGAAGAGTGCGTAAGGCGGAATAGATGTTCTCGCGGCTGGATCCGATTTCGGCGGTGATTTCGTCGCTGATGAAAATCCAATCGGTGTTGTTCAGGAACGGAATTACCCGCTCCGTGATGGGCTGGTCGTATTTGTAGCGATTTGCCCCGCGACCGCCATTGTCCTCGCGATGGGTGACTGGTACGCGCGCCCGGTGCTTGTCGGCGTGCTCGATGATCGCCATGGCCTCTGCGGGGGTCTTGCCTAGGGCTACGTGCTGGGCGAGGCGAGAGGCGTATGCTGGTGGCTTCGCTATGGGCTGTGGGGGCATCACGCGGGGTGTGTTGACGGTTCGGAATGAGGTCATGGGGGTGGGTTTCATTTGCGACCACCCCCGCCACGCAACTCATTGATGACTTCGGCAAGCCCAGCAGCGGTCATATAAACGCCCACCGTAATACCAGCCCATGCCCAGAACGATGACAGGTAGATTTCGAGGAACGCGGTCATGATGGCACCTTGATCTCAGCAATGGCATCACAAGCCTTCAATAATCTACTGCCCCGCTCATTTGATGAGGTTGTGATGTACGTGTCAGCGAACGCCTCCTGCCATTCCTTGACCGCCGCGAAGATGGGGTGCGCGTCTGGTCTTGCCAGCGCAGCCTCAAACATTTCGCGGTATTCCGACGAAAGTACTGGCGTCACAGGTTCGATCTGTTTCTTGCGGTATACACGCCACGGCAACCACTGATGTCCAGTTGACAAAACCCAAACACCTTCATCGTCAAAATACTCAATCTCTCCACCAACACCCCAATGCTCCTGTAGCGCTTTGCGTGTTTTCTTGCCGAGCAGCCCGAACGGCGTTTTGATTTTGGTCAGGTCTTTCACGCGATCACCCCCGGCGCTGGTTGTTTCACGGCGGGGAGATCGGCAACCATCTGGATCAGGTCGAGAAGGGCGCGGGGTTTGCGAATGCGGAAATGAGTGATGGGTTCGTATGCCGGGTCGAGGCAAGTGCGCGTTCTATTCTCGATCACCCAAGACCATGACCGTCCTGTTGGGTTTGGCGGCTGTCCGCAAGACTTGTCTGCGCGCCCATCCTGAAACAATACCTCACACGGCTGCCCCACACACGGGCAGCCCTTGCCGTCATGCTGGATCCAAGGGCCGAATTCGCTGTCGTCGGTCATGCTGCACCGCCCATCGACTTGATCAGTTCCCCGACCTTCTGCGCAATGGCCTGATTATCCAAGTCACCGCGCCACAGATCTTCCTGAATATCCCTGAGGTCGGACTGCGCTTTCCCGTAGATGTGGCGCATGATTGCGCTGTGGGCCTGTTTGGCGATCCGATTGCGATAACTCGCATCTCTCGAAATCTGATACTCACTGACGCGATGCGAAAAGCGAATGCGCGCCTCGCTGAAAAAATCGACGGTGCGATCTGGATTTTCCAGTACTGAAACGTCCACATCGACAAGCGGCGAAATCTTCACTCTCCCAGCACGAATGGTTCCTTCAACAATCCCGTGTAGCAGTGGTATTGATAGGTCGGTCATGCTGTCACCGGGCGCAGGGGCCATTGTTTCGATTGCAGTGCGGCAATCCAGTTGCGGGCGAATGCATCCCCCTTCTCATAGCCGAGAGCAATCTCAATAGCCTTCGCAACAGAATGGCCACCATTCGTCGCAATCTCGATTATTTGTTTTCTCGTAAGATCCGTCATTCTCAACTCCAACTCCCCCTGTGAAATGCGCGCGCTCCTATGGCCCGGAGGAGGTTAAGCAACTGTTGGGGATCAATCCAACAGCGGAGCGCGCTTGAGTACTGTGG